TGTCGCTCTTGTTGACCTTCGCGCCGCTGTCGGGGTAGAAGTCGGATATCTGCCCGCGCAGCTGCTCAAAGCAGCTCTCGCGCAGCGTCCGCGCCACCTTGCGGCACACCAGCCAGCGGTGCCCCGGCTCGCTTGTCACGCGCTCGAGCACCTTGCGCCCCGCGAAGATCGACTTGCCGCTGCCGCCGCCGCCCTTGAGCACGAGATAGCGGTGCCGGTCGAACAGCAGCGGCAGGAAGTGCGCGTTGTTCGTCGCGCGGAAGTCCCGCCACCACAGCGCCACCTCAAGCTCTCGCTCATAGGTCCGCGTCTTCGTCGCCGCCATCGTGCTCAAACTCCTGCATCAGCTCGCGCAGCATCGCTTGCCGCTCCTCGAGCGGGATGCTCGCCGCCGTCACGGTCTTTGTCGCCCGCTCGCCGAGCTCGACCTCTTTCTTCTCGCTGTAGCCGTAGTTGTTCGTCAGGTTGAAGAGGATTCCTTTCAGGTCCTTGCCCGGCCGCG